AAGTTATAATACCTAAAAGGAGAACACTATGATTTTTGACCCATTATCCGCATTATTTGACATTGGAAAGGTAGCTATCGAGAAGATATGGCCTGACCCAACCAAGCGAGCGCAAGAGTTACGCAAGCTTGAAGAGATGAAACAGCACGGTGACTTAGAAGAGATGAATGCTCAAGTTAAGTTATTAACCGGCCAAATGGAGATTAACAAAACTGAGGCGGCTAGTAAAAACCTATTCGTAGCAGGTTGGCGACCCTTCGTTGGTTGGGTATGTGGGTTTGGTTTAGCCTATGCTGCTATACTAGAGCCACTGATGCGCTTTATAGCATCTGTAAACGATTACGCTGGTACTTTTCCGATAATTGATACAACTATCACCATGCAAGTTTTATTGGGTATGTTGGGCTTAGGAGCGATGCGTACAAGAGAGAAAGAAAAGGGTGTTAATAAGAAATAGGCGGCTACTAACCGCCACTTATTATTTATGCTTTAATGCGTCCCATTCTTCAAAAGCTATGATTTGCTCCTTACATACACCACTTCGGAGTACGTCATCGCGTGTAAACTCAATTGTATGCACGTTCATATCAAAGTGTTCTACCATTTCAAGATACTCTTTCAATCCAGAATTCTGAAACATTGGGCTAACTTGATTGATATCACCACACATTACAACCTTACTATACTTACCGATTCGAGTCATAAACCCTTTAATATGCTCAAACGTCATATTCTGAACTTCATCTAATATTATAAACGTATCATCAAACGTCATACCTTGAATGTGTTCTAGTGGCATATATTGAATTGCGTGGTTCTTCTCCATACATTCTTGCTGATTATACGTTAAACCATTAAGAGCTAGATTTTGCATTATTGGGCGAATCCAAGGTTCCATCTTCTCACGCTCAGTACCGGGTAAATAACCACTCTTTTCTGCAAATGATACGTTAGGGCGTACTCCAAGGAACTTCTTACGCTTATCTTTACTAAGCCATTCGACAGCAGCTTGACATGCACCGTAGGTCTTACCTGTGCCTGCTGTGCCATATCCAATTACCGGCATCATGTGTTTATCTCTTAACGCTAACTCATAAGCTTTATGACTATTCATCTTCTAATTCCTCCTCAAGTCTCTCGGCTTCGTCATACTCTTTTCTTGTCATAGTCTCCACAATTAGCACAGGAAACCAGCCTAGTCTAGAGCATACCACTAATATAGCAGCGGTAAATAATCCAGTTACAAAGCATTCTAGTAGTGCGTTGACAGCGTTAATCATACATTCTCCTTGGGAAAGATAGCGGCTTTTACACCGCGCTGGTTTACTTGTTTTTCTTTTGTTCTGCTAAGTCTCGCTCTCTTTGTTCATCGTAGTGGCCCATATTAAGCTCCTAGTGCTTCATTTGAGTAATTATCTAGTAACCAATCTATATTAATTATGCACGGAGCGCAATCCCCATCTAAAACATTGTGCATCATAACCAATCCGCGCCAATGGTCGTTAGCTTGTGGTCCGATATAACCTTCATCATGTTGGTAGAATGAACCAGCAGTGATTCCCCAATAGCGTTTACAATCGTTACCGGTAGTAGTGGCTAAGTCTAGACCTTGTTGATGTCCCATTACAAAAGAACATTTAACTTTGTTGAGTTTAGTATGTGCTGTTCCGCCATAAGGACGACCGGACATAGGATTGTAAAAGTAATGTGCAAATGCAAACCCACCAATATTAACTACTTTCTTAAACTCGTTAACATTCCATCCCCAAGATTCTAAACGGAAATCTCTAGGGTATTCTAATATACCTGACAGTGTAGGATTATTGTTGATATAGCGTTCTAGTCTAACCTCATGATTACCAAGGCAAAACTCTAATCTAGGATGATATTGATTATTTGGATTAGCTAAGTTGTAATCAATTAACGGCTTCATTAATAAATCCATACCAACATAACCGGCTTCTAAATCAATTAATACACGCTTACCTTCTAACTGCTTAGCTGTATCAAATGATGATAGTGCTTTCATATCCCAGTGGTCGCCAATGTGAACAATAACGTCTGGCTTCTTCTCTACGATGTAATTGCCACACGCTGTTAAGTGGTCGGTAGGGTCGCCATACTTAACTTGTGTATCTGGTATAACTAATATCTTTAAGCCTTTTGACACTTTACTAGCCTTTACTGGTGTTCCACTTAAGAACTTAGCAATGCTAGCGCGTTTCTTTGCTCTTGATAACGAGCGACTAATTACTGAGCTATTAACACCCATCATCTTAGCTGCCTTGTTTACTTTACATTCGTTGTCATAGTAAGCGTTGATATTTTTAGCTTGTGCTTTGTTACAGTACTTTAATAAATCTTTTTTATCAGTCATTTTAGTATTCCTTTTGGTTGTTGATTTAATTAAGATAGTTTATCTTTTTTAATAGTGCAAGCTTTATTTTCATTTATTTACTAAATGACCAATGACAAACGTTATGCTTATCATCTAAATCATTAAAATCTCCTAGTGACTCAGGCCAAATAACTGTAACGTCTACCACATCATTCTTTGCAGCTAGGTTAGCGCGAGCACACTCAAAAGCTGAGGCGTGGCCAGTACCTGATTTGTCATTATCTGCGAATATATATAGCTTAGTAATTCCAGGTGGCGCTCTGAACTTCTTCATAAAGCCTGAGTTAACAGTAGCCCATACTGGCACATTGTATTTGTCATTGGCTGACAATGCCGTTTCAATTCCCTCAGCGATACCTAGCGTCTTACCTGCCTCCATCAATCGAATAACAGGACTCTTGTAATCAGTATCTGTAATATTACGAACCTTACGAGCTATACACTTAAGCCCATCTAGGTACGTATAGTGATATTGTAATACTTCTAACGTTTGCGAGTCTGTCACGGTTGATAGCATTACCGGGTAGCTACCAGTTTGCTTACCATCGCTGTAATAAGGTAGTGATTCACAAAACTCTACAGACATTTGAGGTAAGACTGTGATACCCCTCTCCTTGAGATATAATTCTGCTAAGCTACCCTTTATTACCTTAGCTGCTTCTTTGGCTTTTCTGACGCTTACAGGGGCTTTGGATGGCTTATAGTCGTGAGTATTGCCAATAATTAAATCTATCTCCTTGGCTATCTCGCTAAACGGCTTACCTGTGATTTCCATTAGTAGATTGAAGCCACTACCAGAACCACAAACACAAATCCATGAACAATCGCCTCGGTATTCGTTGATTCTAATACCTGATGAGCCTTTACGCTCGCAGATAGGGCATTGTATGTGGCGGTTATTAGTGAACCTTAGACCGTAATGGGTTAGGATTGTATCCCAGTTACCTTTGGCCGCATCAACTGTTTTCATTTTAACTCCTGTTATTAATAGCCGAATCGGTAATACTTTCTTTTTAGTTGAAATACTTCTAACAGTATATCCTCTGTTGATTTAGGCTCTTTCTTTTTTGGTGGCGCGTCAACTGTTTTCATTATAAGCCAGCCCACATTAGAAAGTATTCAACAGCTCCGGCAAGTAAAAAGATAACCGCGACTAGTAACATTTTTTTATTATCTGACATTTTTAAATCCTTGTTTGACTTGATTGATGTAAAGATAGACGTTAACTAAATAGAATGCAAGACATTTAGAAGTTATTTTTCATTTTATTTTTAGAACGCGCCCACGCTATAGCTTTATGTTTAACAAATCCACGTACCTGTTCACCGGGTTGTGCTGCTGTATCCCTTAAACTTTTAGGCCATACACCAACCATATCTTTGTATAAATGAGAACACCAACCATCAGTGAGATTCTTACCTGATAGCATTCTTTCGCGCTGGTATCCTTTTATTTCGGACCAGATACGCTGTTTATCGTCTTTAGTGTATTTGTTAGTGGTCTTAATAGCTTTTAGTTCACCTTCTTCCACTTCTACATTCTCAACGAATTTAGGTACAAATCCACAATTACTACATTCATGCTCACCTGCTTTTTTTAAGTGTTTGCATTTTTGGCATTCTTTTGGTTCTTTTTCTTTTTTTACTTTTTCTTGTTTCTCTTTAAGTTCTGCCGCTTCCTTTTTATCGCCAGTATCGAGTCTATCAATTTCAATATCATCAGGGAATCCTAAGCTGATTAAATTCCCAGCATGGTCTAATATAATTAAGTGGTCTTTACCTTCTGCTACTCTCAACCCTCTACCTAACTTCTGTACGTGTCGGATATTGGATTTAGTTGGGGCAGCATCTACAATACAACGAACATCAGAATCAAACCCTGCTACTAATGTCCCAACGTTAACCAGTATTTTAATATTACCCTTCTTAAACTGAGTAAAATATACCTCCCTTTCTTCCATCGGAGTTCTACCGGTAATTACTACATTAGATATATTAACTCTATCAAGTTCAGCACCGATAAATTCCGCATGTGCTACGTTCACAGCAAAACAAATAGTTGGTCTATTCTCACCATGTTTGAGCCAAGTATCAATAACACAACCCACAAGCTTAGGGTCAGACATGCGCTTACCTAGCTGTCCCTCATGATAATCGCCTGCCACTGTTTTAATGCCTGTTAAATCTGGTGTGTCGTGGCTATATGCTACATAATCAGATAAGAATCCATCATCAATTAACTGTCTCATAGATGAGGTGTGAATTAGATTATCATAATACTTACCTAATCCTTTAGAGAATGGGGAACCAGATAAGCCTATTACCGGTACATTAGTATCCTTCATTAGCTTACATATAACTTCATATTGTAAGTGGGCTTCATCTACTATGATTAAATCAACATCGGGAATGGCTCGTCTTGATAATGTTTGCACAGATGCTATCTGTAAACGTTTACCTGGGTTCGTCCACGGATGGTCGGCTTGCATGACACCAGGCTTAGGTATACCTTGAGCCATAAATGAACGTGCAGTCTGATTAATTAATGCTGTATATGGTGCTACAAACATTACCTTTTTACCCTTGTTTAACGCACTTGTAACGATATGAGCTGCTACAACGGTTTTACCAAACGCAACAGGAGCATATAGCATAGGGCGCTTTTTACCCTGACCAAATGACATTCTTAATTCATCAATGGCAGCTTGCTGGTGTGGGTATAAATCATATAACATTAAAATAAACTCCCATCTTGGTACGTGACTTTGTATTTATCAACGGTAAGTCGTAGCCATGTATTAGCTCTGGACCTAACATCCTTATCTCCATCGTTAGTCATTTTAAAGTATATATCAGAATATCTAGAGCACACTTTTTTCTGTATGTTAATTGGTAGCATGTCTAACTGTGCTTCTATCCAGCTTGTGTCATTGTATGTTGGGCCATCTTCGGCACTGTAATGGTATTTCGGAATCATGGATATCCCCTTAGCGGTTTAATTACCACTAACTATAGGCGCATTTTATCAATAAGCAATGTATTTTTTAATTTATTTTAATTAGGTAAATTTTGACAATAAGAATCATTAGACCCCTTAAAGTCCGATTAGACCATGTAGGGTACTTGCTATCTTTTATACATTACTATTCAATATTACCAAAACACTTATCAGAAATGGTTTTTACAAGCCATGAACTTGGAATTACATCGTATCTTAAAGTATTCTGTTTATTGCATCCCCTTAATAGTGTAGGGATACAAGCACCGGGTCTATAATCCACTTACAAAGCATCTATAAAGATGAGTCCTTCCGTAAGCTTTGCCAATCTCGCTTTCGTTAGATTAGCTGGTGCTGCTTTGGTAATCGTTTGCTCTGTTGATTTGGGCGGATTGTTTTACGATAGTTACCGAGAATATCGGTTATTTAGTATGGATTTCAGAGGAAAAAAAAGGTTTAGGTAGAGTTTCTGCTGAAGCGTGATTATTTTAACAACCACCAGAAACATCTCCTAAACCTTTCCTATCATCCGGGCTTCAGACCAAATAACGTAGTTAGTATACCACAGTTATTATTTTAAGTGCAAGTAAATTAATTCATTTGAAAA